GAATAGGTACTATAAGATTAAAGAAATTTAAAAAAGACATATAAAAAATCCCCCGCACATTTCTGTACGGGGGATTTTTATTTAATATTTAATATTAATTAAAACTGCTCGACAGGATCAAGCTCTGAAGAAACAATCAAATCAAAGTCTGACTCAACGACGATCTTAACTGCGTCGTTATGGTCGAAACCAAGGACGGTAAGATCCTCGATAACTGACTCGTTGATTGACTGATTCATGCTGTTGATGATTGTGTTTAGTGTATTCATGATAGGTACTCTATCACCTTTCTGCCTTGGTGGCAACTTTTTGTGGTTATTTTTTGTATTTGTTTTATTTATAAAGTATAATAGTTATACGCTTTGACAGAGATAAGGATAGCACCATGACAACAGAGATTTCCACTCCTGAGCAATATTTTTTTTCCAGGTCAAAAATGAGATCGCAACCAAACTTCAAAAAGATGTTGAGCGCGGCTATTGATATGGAGGTTTTGAAAGAAGAAAATAGGAGCCAAAGGGGAAACGTATACAAGAATACTAAGAGTGGATACAGAGAAGATCTTGGTATGACAGTGCGATCCAACTGGGAAGCTAACATAGCTAGAATATACAACGCTTATAAGATTGAATTTGAGTTTGAACCAAAAGTTTTTACTTTTCCAATTAAGAGACGGAACAAAAGGATACACTCCAGATTTTTATTTACCCAAAAGGGATGAATGGATGGAAGTCAAAGGATACTTAGACGATAAAAGTAAAATTAAGTTAAAAAGATTTAAAAGATATTATCCAGATGAATTTGAGAAACTTACCTTCATATGTAGCAAGTACTCTAGTGCTGCAAAAAACTTTGCAAATGAATTAGAAATACCTCAAGTAGTCTTTTATGAAGACATAAGAAATTTTTATATGGATAAGATTCCATATTGGGAAGGAAAGTAATGTCAAATTACAAGGAGCAATATTATAACCTAGAAGAAAACGAAATGCAGGATCTAATTGCTAAGGCAAAAAAAGGGTCCAGTAAAGCTCAAGAAGAATTATTAAAAGTTTTTAACAACTTCTTGACTAAATATGTCAGCATGTTATATCACGGCAAGTACAATTTTAACGACTATGACATCAGAAGGTTTATGTCGTTGTTTGTTAAGGATAATTTTATAAGATTTAATTTGATGAAAAACAAATTGAACCAAGCTGGATACAAGCACGTCAATGAGTGTATGCGACGGAATTAATTACATGACAAAAAGGTATTGCACTGACGAAGATGTTAGACAAACAGTTCAAATGACTTTCTTTCAATGCATACAAAGATATGAAAAAAAGGATTCAGAAAAAGGACCAATTCCTTTTAGCGCTTTTCTCTACAGTTATTTTTTCTATCTGCTAAAAAAGAATGTAGACACCTTTTTAATTGACCAATTGGGAAGAAAGAGTTTTCCCCTGTATAATGATAGCGATATTAATGATGAAGACGGTGGCTCAGCACCCATACAGGGTGTCAATGTTGATCAGATGGAGTACGCCGTAACTGATTTAATATTTGCAGATAATGTAGATGAGTTTTGGGTTCTAGGAGAAGATACGCAACCACCATTCTGTTACCTAACTGTACAAGAAAGACAGTTAATTAAATGGAAATATATAGATGGAAAAAAATCTTCTGAGATAGCAGCAAAAATAACTGAACATCCCAATACTGTTAGAGAACATATTAGTAAAATAAAAATTAAACTAAAAGAAATTTTAATGTCAGAACGGAATGGAAGAATTCCTTCTGATAGCAAATATAGAAAGAGATTAAATTGGAAAGTAATGACGATCTGTTAAATAGTTTATTTAACTTTTTAAATCCTCAATTACAGGAAATTGTAAACGCATTCTCTAAATCTGAGGATCTTAATAAGTATTTTATTGAAATACCAGACGCTAATTATGTAGACTTAACAATGAACGATCTAGCTTCATTGGTTGCTAGAACCTCCAATGTATATGGTAGAGCAGCAAGATTTGCCGGAATTGCTAGAGCTCAATATAAACTTTTAGAAGCTAAATATAAAAAGGTTTATAAAACAAATAGAGTAGGAAAAAACGAAGCTGAGAGAGAAGCTGCTGCAGCGGTAGCTTCCGAAAAAGAATATATGGCTCTCACTGCCGTTGAAGCAGTGGTTCAGTTGGCAGAGTCTATGGAAACCGCCGCAAGAATATCTTCAGAATCTTCTAGAAAACTAATAGACAAAGTGCAAAGCATGCAGGTCGCTACATCTAGAGAAGATAAAGGATATTTATCAGATAAAGATTTTAGTACTTTTTAGGAGACATTATGTATATAGGACATTACAAAGCAGTTAACTCCAGTCAAGAGTTTTATTCTTCAATTAGGGAAAGTTTAGATTTCCCTACTCAGGTAGAACACAATAAAGAAAGATACCTTCTTCAATCTACGTACGCCGTTCCGTCTAATTCTATGTATAAAAGAATTGTACAAAGAGCTACTGAACTGGGCATTCCAAAAGATATAAAAGTTGACTAGGTTTTAAATTGAGTATTGAAGTTTTTTGCGATGGGGCCTCTAGAGGGCAAGGTCAAAAAAAAGTTGGGGAAGCGTCTTGCGCTGCCGTTGTTTATAAAAACAGAAAAAAGGTAGCACAATTTGCGAGAGGGCTAGGGGCTAGATCAAACAACGAAGCCGAGTACGAGGCTGTAATAGCCGGACTTTTGATTTGTTCAATGTCAGATTTTAAGGACCCAATTATATATACTGACTCTGCTGTCGTTGCTAACCATATATCTGGACATTGGAAATGCAAAAATGCTTCACTGTTACCCTTGTTAATGACCATAGAAGACATTAGGGAAGAATATCCTTTTAGGGTCTTACAAGTGCCACGAGCATTTGTTTGGGAAGCAGACATGTTGGCTAATGAATTTCTTGATCAATTAAATGAAAGAAAAGCTCGCAACGCAGACAAATAGATGATAGAATGTAGGGACTATGTTAAAAGATTTTAAAAAAGAACAACCAATAATAATTGGATTAGCTGGAAAAGCAGGCAGTGGCAAGACATCGGTTGCTGAGCACCTCGTACCAAAAGGCTCTATAGACACCTCTATGTATGGAATAAAATGGGATCATATATTCTATGCACTACCGCTTTACGAGCTTGCCTCAATTAAAAGATCAATAAAAGGTTTTAATGAGAACAACAGACAACTGTATGCCATACATGATGTTCTATTTGATCTGTATGGTGGATCACCCATTGGTATTATGCCAGGATATGAAGATTTAGTTGAGAGAACTAAAAGCATATATAATCTAAATATTGAGCCAGAAGGTATAAAGCCAAGATCATTTCTACAGAAAGCTGGCGACATTTGTAGAGAAGAGTACGGAGACTGCTTTGCTAAATGGGGTGTTGTTAAGGCAGTAAAGTTGTACCAGTCTTATTATAAATCTTTATCAGAAGATGAAGAAGAGAATCCTTTTGCTGTAATCATATCTGATGTGCGTTTTGTTAATGAAGCTGAAAAAATATTAAATCAACCAAACGGTATTGTAATCTGCTTTGACGCAGAACAGGATACGTTAAATGATAGAATAATGAAAAGAGATGGAAGACTTATGAGTGAAGAGCAGAAAAATCATAAGTCGGAACAAGAAATGGAAATGGTCAAAAGCATAGCTACGCACATTATTAAGACTGACAATATGACAGTAGAACAACAGGCTCAGGCAACACTAAAAACCCTGGGTATATTAAAGGAACAAAATGCCTAAAGTAAATAAAAACGCACATGAACAATCAATAGACTCCCCAATAGATCAGGTGGTAAATTTAATGACTCAAGAAATAACAGTATCAACGAATCCAGTATTTATCTGTGGCGTTAACAGAAAAGTAAACATTGGAAACTTTGAAAATATAGACGTATATGCAGGGGTTACGATACCCTTGGTTAATATAGATCCATCTGACAAGGAAGCTTTATCTGAAGCCATTAGGGAAGCAGCTGCCGATGGTTTTGCCTTAGTTTCCAGAGAAACTGGTGAGCGTTATAATTTAATTAAAGAATCACAACAGGGTAAATAAATATGGCTTAATACTTGCTTTTCCCCAAAAAAGCGTGTATTATAATGGTTGAATTAATTCAACATTTAACAATGAGGTAAAAATGATTAAAAAGTTAGCTAACAAATTCAGCTCTCTTCTTCTTTCTTTTAAAAAGAAGAGTCCTAAATCAGCTCAAGATACTGTAATCAACTCAGTTATAGACAAGGTCACAGAAGATATCAAAGAAGTGGCCTCAGTAACCGAGGAAGCAGTCTCAAAGGTCGTAGAGACCGCTGTACAGGAAACCAAGAAGGTAGCTAAAACTGTAGAGACAAAAGTACCAAAGCCAGCTTCAGCAAAACCGAAGGCTGCCAAAGATGCTTCTGCGGCGCCTAAGCCAAAGGGAAGACCAAAGAAGACTGTCTGACTCTGAGTTTATAAAAGACTCCCTTAGATTTAAAAGTTTAAGGGAGTCTTTTTTTTATTACTATATTATCTATGTCTACAGCCCAGTATAGAAGAATTATTAAAGGAAACTGGTCAAATACTAACGAGCAAAAAAGGGAAGATTCCATTGAGTGCCAAGAAGAAGATGACAGCAAAACAGAAGAAAATCAAGTCGGTGATGGGTGAGTTTGGTAAGGGATCTTTACATTCCGGAAAAGGCGGACCAGTTGTTACTAATCGCAAGCAAGCCGTCGCAATAGCTATATCTTCAGCTGCAAGGTTAAAAAAGAAAAAATGACTATAAAAAAAGTAATTGGAATTAGCGGTTTCAAATACGCAACCAAACCAAAAATGGGTACAAGTAACGTATTCAATGGTTTATTTTTGGATGCGTATGGAGAAAAGAAAATGGCGAAAGCTTTTAAAAAAGAACAAACAAAAATGAAAGGCAAGAGCAAAAATGGCAAAAGCAAAAAAGGCAAAAAGTAGCGCTGCACCAAAGGGTGGAGCAGCACCTAAGCTAAATGCAAACTTTATGTACGGCACAATGCCCAATGCTTCAGCTCCAAAAGCTGCTGGCAAAGGTAAGAAAAAGTAATCCATATTAGGTCAATGATATGGATTCCACAATTATCGTTGCCCTTATAGCTGCTGTTGGTGGTGTTCTAGCTGCCCTAGTACAGAAGGGCAGAAAAGAAAATAAGGACGACCATAATGTGGTTGCAAACTTGCTCGTAGGTGTAAAGGATGATATCATTAATTTGCACCAAAAAATTGATCACGTTGATGATCAAGTAGACAAGGTCGATGACAAAATAGATATGCATATTAAATGGCATCGGAAAACAAAAAAAATAATACTAGTATTAACATAAGGAGAAAACCATGGCAATGAAGAAAGCCTCAAAGAAAATGGGTAAGGGTGGCAGCTTAGCAGCACCAGATCCAACCGCAAGTGCCGGTCAGGCAAAGATGGGTAAGCGCCCAATTAAGAACACAAAGGGCAAGAACATCGAAAAGAGTGGCCCAGGTGCTCCAAAGCCAACCGCTTCCGGTGGTCAGATGAAAATTGCAAAGCGCCCAATTAAGAATACCAAGGGTCAGATTATCGGCTGATAAAACTAAACCATAATTTTTGGTTTAACTTGGAAAAATGTAATGGAGGTGGTACTATATGTGTATCACCTCCATTGCAGCTTTATAACAGGAGAATACTATGGCATCAAAAAAGAATTGGATCCAGGGAGCTATTAAAAGACCAGGTGCTTTTACGGCTAAAGCTAAGAAAGCTGGAAAGTCAGTTGCAGGAATGGCAGCAGCTGTATCTAAAAACCCAGGAAAATATAGCCCAAGAACAGTCA